AAAACATTATGTCTATGAACGAAGACATAACTACACTAGTAGTAAATCACGTATTAGGGAAAAAAGAATGACCGTAAAATCAATTAGTAAATCAGATAAACCAGTTTGGATTGCTGCTATTGCACGAGGACATAACTCAGGAGTGTGTCTTTTAAAAGATGGAGAAATTGTTTTTAGCATTGAAGAAGAACGTCTAAGTCGTCAAAAATACGATGGCGGTCCGTTTGCTTCAATGGTAAAGATTTTAGAATACACAGATAAGTTAGATTATTTGATTATTGCACATACTCAGAACTTGTATGAAACAGCAGGTAAAGTTGATTATACAGGCGATGACGTTTATACAGGCCTAGCAAGAAAATTAGGTTTGATTAATCGTAAAGTTCCCGACCTGCATCGCCATCCTCAGGTTATTGACCTAAGTTTTATGCACCACAAACTACACGCAGCCTGCGCATTTTATCGTTCGGGTTGGAAAGATGCCGTTTCGTTAGTTGTTGACGGTGCAGGAACATTTTATCCAATGAGTTACGGGGATAACGGAATTTGGGTTTGGGAAGTCGAATCTATTGTTGATTGCGATTATCCTGCAAATTTTAAAACATTGTATAAGCATTATGGTGCAAGAGATGCAGTAGCCGCTAATTATGCGCCAGAATTTCCAAGTAATGCAATAGGAGAAGACGGTGATACCCATGAAGCATGGATTACTGATCATGCAGGTATTGTTAAGGCCTATGAAGCAGTAACTGAGTATTGTGGATTTTCTGCAATTGAAGCAGGCAAAACCATGGGATTGTTCCCGTATGGTAAACCAAATGATAAAATTCCTCCATTATTTGATGAAAGATCACGGATTCCATTGACAGACAGAAACGTGATTGTTCCAAAATATCCAATGAGTGGAATGGTTAATGCTCAACTATTTGACGAACTTGACGAGTACCCAGCAGACCCAACCGATGATGTTACGTATCTGCAAAGTCGTCGAGACTTAGCATATGCTGTTCAAACACAAACTCAAGAACAAGTAGTAAAATTAATTAGAAAAGCTGTTGAAAAAAGCGGAAAAAATCGTGTTGTGATCAGCGGCGGATATGGTCTTAATTGTGTAGCAAATTATCATTACCTAGAAGCACTAAAAAATGACGGTATTGAAATTTATGTAGAACCAATTAGTAATGATGCTGGAACTGCTATCGGTGCAGCACTCATGTTCTGGTACGGTATGCAAGATGACGAAACTATTCGTCCAGGTACAACACTTTATCTCGGACCACCACAATCTTACACCAACGAAGAAATTAAAAAACAAGTTGAAGATTTTGGTGGAGAACTTACTGACGCTACACACAAAGATATTGTTAAGCTGTTACGTGACAAAAATATTGTTACAATTTTCCAAGGACGCTCGGAAAACGGTCCACGTGCCCTAGGAAATCGTTCAGTACTCTTTGATCCAACATTTGAAGATGGTAAGGATTTTGTCAATACGGTTAAGCGTCGTGAATATTTCCGACCATTTGCTGGTACAATTTTACAAGATGATGTACACGAGTGGTTTGATCTTCGAGGGATGAAAGATAGCCCATTTATGATGTATGCTGTAAATTGTCAACCGGGAGTTGCTGAAAAGATTCCAAGTATTATTCACGTAGACGGAACTTGTCGAATCCAAACGGTTACAGAAGAGCAAAATACACACTATTATAATCTAATTAAAGCATTTAAAGAAGAAACAGGAATTCCTATTTTATTCAATACTAGCTTTAACTTGGGCGGTGAACCGTTAGTCGAAACACTAGAAGATGCTTTGTGGACCTTACAGCAGTCCGAAATTGAGTATCTATATTTGCCAGAATATGGCAAACTAGTTAAAATTGCTAACAAATAAACAAAGCCCCGAAAGGGGCTTTTTTACTATCTGATAAATACACTACTATGCTAAATTTTGCAAAATACTTTCTACGTGGTTTAAAAAATACTCTAAGATTACAAAACGGAGTTAATTTCTCCTACAAAGGACCTTGGATACCAGTTACGTCAGATACCCTAATTGACGAATGGTATGTTGGGGATTTTGCCGCGGCAGAGTACACTATTGTTGTTGATGTTAGCAATATTAGAAAAGAAATGATTAAATGTTTGGTGGTTGCAGGATCGGGTAAAGCAGATATTACAATCTACGGCAGAACTAATATCAACGAAAATTTAGTGGAAATTACAGCTACAATTTCAGAGTCAAAACTTCAGTTAAAGGCGCAGCCAGCGTCTAGTCCAGACGGTTCTACTTACGACAATTCCAGCCTTTTATTAGGCGGTAAGTTGATTTTTAGTGCCACTTATTTTTACAGCCTAAACGACCTTACAAGAGTTTAATCAAGCTGCGTATAAATACACATAGTCTTTGTAGCAGTTGAAGTCGGGGGGATAGCGAGGGCTTTATGTCAGTAACTTACATACCATTTGAATCAAAAAGCGGCTTTAAAAGCCCGGGTTTTCTAGTCAATGAACTGGGGGACCTAATCGTAACCGGCTCAATTACCGTATCTGGAAACATTAGTACAACCGGTGATTTTGAAATTAACGGAATCCCAGTTATTGATGCATCTGACTCAACAATTTCTCTTTCTGAAATTATTAGATACAGCTATCTAACTCGTGTAGGAACACTTGAATTTTTAAATATTGACGGCGATTTTACGGTCGCACAAGGATCAACTCCTTATATCAATATTGTTAACGGAAACGTTTTTATACAAAGTGCCAATGATGTTGGCTCAATAGACAATATTGATATTGGGTTAAGAGAACCAGCCGACGCAAATTTTAAATCAGTAAACATTGGTCCCGGAGATAGTTCCGGAGAACTAACCGTGCAGGGTATAGCAAGCGTAGAAGATTTAGAAGTATCTGGAACTACTGCTATAACAGGAGTAGTAACATTGGGTGCATCTCCTACTGCAAATAATCATGCAACAAGAAAAGATTACGTAGACTCTCGTGTAACTGCTTTTGCAATTGCATTTGGAGCATAAGGAAAATTAAATGGCAAAACGACAGATAAAAAAATATATTTTTGAACCGGGGATTAGTAAAAATGATAACCTGTTTCCTAATGCGGTAGCATTACTAACAGCAAATAAAACATTTTTACAAAATCAAGTAGTTGCGTTTATTAATAATCAAATTACTAATAATATTGCACCTTACTCTGGTTACTCTTATGCATCAGACAAATGTTTTAGAGACGTTGGATATTTTATTGATTCGATAATACACGATTTAAGATATGGCGGGAATGTTAAATGTCGTCAAGTTGCAGATTATTTTTGGATTAACGGCGAACCTCAAATTCGAGGCGATGTTAGCCCAGAGATAACAGGTCAACAATATCTAAGAGATGTTATTAATGATTATATTTTTACAAATCAAACGGTTGCACCATCATATGGTAATGTAACCGTTCAAATTAAATATCCTTCTGCACCTGCCGAAGAAGGAGCAGATTCTGCCAATACAGCATTATGGAATGTATTCAGCTCGGTTATCGAGGACGGTATTCCTGCAATGCCATCGAAGATTCCAGGTGTAAGTTCTATTAGACTATTAGGAAAATTTACACCAGATGAATTATTGTTAATTACTAATGTAGACGACGGTGAAATTATCTATAATTTTGCCGACGCCACAGAAACATTATCTGTAGAATATAAACAAGGACGTTCTAGCGGTGACGGTAACTTATTAAGTGATGTTGATTTTAGAACATGGTTTCAAACAACTGATACTATCACTACAATTTATTTGTCTCACGATACATCAAATTTAACATCATCGGCAAATCTACAAATATTTGTTGAAGAAGAATACCAAACAATTAGACCTTGGCAATTTGGTACAGATGCTATTGAACGTATGCGTGTTGCTGCTCCGCAGGCCATGCTTGACGCTGACTTTGAGTACGGATTACAACCTACTAAATGGCAGGCACTAGGTTTAATTCGAATGTATCCTTCTATTTACGAAGTGCCTGGAACTGACCTAAGTGTTTCAGCTATAACCACAGATGCATCAATTAATACTGGTTATTTTGGTTCTTCTTTAATTACGGTAACAACAACCGGAGCTCACGGTTTTAGCGTACAACAACCTATTACGGTAAAAGGTCTTAGTTCGAATGTTAGCGGTTTTGCTCGTGCAGAAGGTTCATTCTTAGTTTATAGTGTACCGAGTTCTGTGTCATTTACATATTATGCAAGTGCTAAAGTAGGAACAACTAACGGAGAAAGTCTGTTTACAAGTTTTGCTCAGATTAGACAAGCAGGTTTTTATACCGGAGCATCAATTGGACAACCAACGTTTTCTGTGTATAGCAACGGATCAACCCTAAGTGTAAGCTCAAAATTTACAACAGCATCTGGATCATATCAAATAGCGTTCAACGGAACTAGTCCAACCATTGGATCACCAATTTCAGGATCTCCAAATATTGCTGCGGGTACATCTGTATCTGGTGTTATTGGTTCTGGAACGGTTACTGCAAGATATAAAGAAAGTACAACTCCTGCAGACACATCAATTGAATTAGTTGATTTAACAGGCGTTCAACAGGGCATGGTTATTTCAAGTGGTTCTGGTGCAGCGTTAGTTATTAATGCAATTGGCGGAAATCAAGTAGACTTATCCGCAGCCTTAGGCTTAACTAAATTAGGTGCTAACGGATCTAACCTTGCAGTTACCGGAACAAATATTCAAAGCACAGGAGCAAATGCTCATTTTGCTGTTTCAAGATCCGGTGGTGTCTATACCGTAACTGACTTAGGCGATAGTACAATTAACGGAGACGGATATGTTGTTGGAGACAGAATTGTAATTCTCGGAACATCGCTAGGCGGCACAAGCCCAGACAACGATATTATTGTTACCGTATCTAGTGTAGATAGTCAGGGAGGTGTTACTGGATTTACATATTCTGGAACAGGAATATCAGGCGGCGGTACATATACTGCAATTAATCAATCTTCAACAACTGGCGCAGGTAATGGTGCTCAAATTAATGTTGTAAGAACAGGTGGTACTGGTGCTTATCAGATTACTCTCTCAACACCGGGTAATAATTACGCTCAAGGAGATTTTGTAACATGGGCAGGAACAGACCTAGGCGGTGTAAGCCCAGATAACGATATTACAATTAGTGTAGATGGAGTCACTGCCGGCGGCATTGTTGACTACACACTTATTGGAACACCCGTTGGTGCAACAGGCGATGCTAGTTATAACATTACTTCAGCTACAAATGAACTTGTATCAGGCGTAGGCGCAATATTTGATGTTACAAGAACAGATGGTGTTTATTCAGCGGTAGTTAGTGCTGGTGTAGGTGCAGGTGGATCAGGTTATAATGTAGGAAATAGAATTTTAATTTCTGGTTCAAGTTTAGATGGATCGTCGACTACTAATGATTGTATATTAACCGTTACCTCGGCTGGTGGAGGAACAATTGGCGCAGTATCTGCATCAGGTACTCCTTATGCAGGAGATACGGTTTCTGTTTATCCAACATTAACAATCAGTGAAGCATTAACTGGCGCAATTCCAGACGGAACAACATTAAGTGTTGGTGCTATTGCAACCGTTCAGGTTGATTTTGCAAGTAATCACGGATTATTGCCAGGCACTACAATTTTAACAAGTATTTCATCACAGCCAGCACCGGGATTTACTGCTACAGCAAGAACGTTACCAACTTCAATTACATGGTCAAGCACTTCAGCTCTTAATGGCGTGTTCATTGCAACAGGTAGTTCTTCTGCAAACACCGCAAGATCAACAGATGGACAATCATGGAGCGCAGGCGGAGCGTTGCCTTCGAGCGGAAATTGGGTTGCAACAGCCGCAGGAACCATTGGTGCAAATGATGTATTTGTAGCAATTGCCAGTGGAGGCACAGCCGCAGCATTTTCTACTAACGGCGGCACAACATGGACTGCTGCAACAATGCCATCTTCCGGATCTTGGTCATCAGTATCATTCTATGGAGGATATTTTGTAGCAATTGTTTCAGGTGGCACAGCAACCGCATATTCGATAGACGGTGCAACTTGGATAGCAGGTGGTGCATTACCAAGTTCGACAACATGGACTGATGTATCTGCAGGATTAATTGGATCGTCAGCATACTTTGTGGCAATTGCTTCAGGCGGCACAGCCGCAGCATATTCCGCTGATAACGGACTAACATGGACAGCTACAGGAGCATTGCCTGCTTCAGCAACATGGAGCTCAATAACTTACGGATACAATAGATTCTTTGCAGTAGCAAGAGGATCAGCAACCGCAGCTTATTCAACAACTGGAACAACATGGACTTCGGTTACATTACCTTCTGGAGCAAACTGGAATAATTGTACCTACGGTGACAGCAACTTTGTTGTTATTGCAGACGGTGCTACCAGCGCACTTACATCATTTACAGGTGAAACTGGTTCATTTACTGAAAGAACTACAACAGGAACAGCAACTTGGGAAGAAATTGCCTATACCACATATTTAGGTATTGGTAGATTTGCCGTAGTAGGTAACGGTACAAGCGCCATGAGTATTGATTTGTTATCAGCTAATCATCAACTAGCAACTGGTCCTCATGTAGTAACACAAGTTCCAACACCAACTCAAATTAGATTTCCTGCTAGAACAACAGGTACAATCGATACCTCAGCATCTGCACTAACCGGAGTATTATACGCTCGTCCAGATACTTTCTTTACACATAGACCATTTGACGGCGGTGTTCAGCTAGGTACTGGTAATCCAAGTCACGGTGCACAGGCAATTCGTCAAAGTAAAAAATACATTCGTTACCAATCTGGTAAAGGTATTATGTATACCACCGGTGGTTTGTTTGCACCAAGTTATACACTTGCCTCTGCTACAGCAGCTGACACGGTAATTAATAGTTATATTACATTTACCTGTGACGACAACGACCACGGACTACAACCAGGTGCAGAAATTGAAGTTATTGGTATGGTAGATTTTGAATTTAATGGTGACTATACCGTTGAAAGTATTGTTGATGCACGTAGATTCCGTGTTAGATCAAATGCACCATTGTCATCAACCACAGGTACACTAGGACCTGATGCCAAAGTTCTTTTAAAACGCTGGCACGGATCAACCGTTCGTATTGGTGCATTTGATGAGCAAAACGGTTTATTCTATCAATACGATGGTCAAGAAATGGCGTTGGTTCGTCGATCAAGTACAAACCAATTAACAGGAACCGTTTCAATTACACTAGACAGCAATACCGTAACTGGTACAAATACTAGGTTCCAAGATCAATTAAAAGTTGGAGACAAAATTGTTATTCGTGGGATGAGCCATATTGTAACAAGTATAGCAAGTCAAACATCAATGACTATGGCTCCAGACTGGCGCGGCGCAAACTCTATTACAGGAGCAAGAGTCTGTGTAACTACAGAATTGTATATTCCTCAACGTGACTGGAACATTGATCCTATTGACGGAACAGGACCAAGTGGTTACGAAATGTTACCATGGCGTATGCAGATGTTAGGTATGCAATACTCATGGTATGCTGCTGGTTTTGTAGAATGGATGCTTCGTGGAGCTGATGGTAGATTTGTATTCTTACATAAGGTAAGAAACTCTAACGTAAATACCGAAGCGTATATGCGTACTGCTAACTTGCCTGTGCGCTACGAAGTTGAAAATAGATCAGCAGTTAGCAAATTATCAGCAGCTATGAATTCCGGTCAAAACTATATGGATCTTACAGATGCATCAAGATTCCCAACAACTGGAACCGTATATGTTGATAACGAATTAATTTCTTACTCTGGAAAATCTGGAAATAGACTACTAGGATGTACAAGAAATGCTTCTTTCTTAGCCTTTACAGCAGGCCAAAACAGAACTTTCTCGGCAGGAACAGCCGCAGCACATTTAGTAAATGCAGGAGTTCAATTAATTAGTTGTACAACAACCCCAACAATTAGTCACTGGGGTTCAGCTTTACTAACTGACGGTATGTTTGATACAGACCGCGGTTACATTTTTAACTATGCGTCAACTGGTTTGAGTTTTACAACATCAAAACAAACAGCATTTATGATTCGACTAGCGCCTTCAGTTTCTAACGCTATTGTTGGAGATTTAGGTGAACGCGATCTGCTAAACAGAGCGCAGTTACTCTTAAATGAAATTGCGTTAACTGCTGACTCTGGTACGGGTGCTATTGTTGTTGAAGGTATTTTAAACCCAAGAAATTATCCAACAGATCCTACCAAGATTACCTGGACTGGTTTATCCAGTGCTGCATCTGGTGGACAACCAAGCTTCGCACAAATTGCACTTGGTGGTTCTATTAACTGGGGTGGTGTTGCACCGTTTACAACAACAGCTACCGTTCAAGGAGCATTAACTACAACAATTAGTGCTAGAGGATTTACTACCGTATCGAATACAATTACTGCTATTGCTAATCCTGCAGGAATTTCAGGATATGCTAATGCGTTGCAGTTAGGAAACATTACGTTCTATATTCTTAATACTGCATATGATGCATTATTATCTACAACACCATTACGTGTTGGCGATCGACTAGCAGCGGCAACATACATTACCGGTGGCCAATCTATATCCGGTATTACTAGAGGATATTTAGGAACAATTTATACTAGGATTGATATGAGTTCTGGTGCAAACGCAACCAGTCCGGCAAGTTCTAATATATCAATAACCGTTTCTAGCGCAGCATCTATTTCTTATGCTAGTGCATTTAGTAATGCTAGAAACGATTTCTTAATAACCAATGCAGATTATACCGCATCAAAACTTCAAGTTGGTGATATTTTAAGTGCTACAACTTATGTTATTAGTAGTCAAACCGTAGCAAGTGTTACTACTTCATATGTAACTATTGCAGGAACTGCTTATACTCGTATTGTTATGAGTGCCAATGGTAATGCTTTATCTCCCGGTAACACTAACATAACAACAACGGTGCAGGCAGCAGGTACAGCAGCATCTTACTCAAATACTAACTATTTGTTCTTTACATCAGCAACTTGGAATGCATCAAGTGCATCGGTAGGAACTCGTATTGCAACCAGCTATACACAATTCCCAGCTGGTACTTCTGTAGGTTCAGTAACATCAAGACAATTAGGAACAACAATTGTACAGCGTGTTACATTTACACAAACTTCTAGTGCAACTATTAGTGCAGCAGGTACGGTTACATTCCAGTTTGGTGATCCGCAGTATGCGCTACCGGGTGAACAGGTATTCTCGTTCGTTGCTAACCCAGGAAACACTACAGCTATATCATTAACTGAACTTAAAGAATTAACAACTACAGCTATTGGTGGTAGAGGTGCGTTCCCGAACGGGCCAGACGTACTAGCTATTAACGTGTATAAGGTTACAGGAACCGCAACGCCAGGATCAATTATTCTTCGTTGGGGTGAGGCACAGGCTTAATCGAAGATTCCCAACTAGTCAACATACGATCTAACTCACGTCTTACTTGGGTTAGATCGTTTCTAGTTTCAGTAATGTCATTAGGAACCTTGCCTGTTAAAAAGACATGATCATGCTGTTGATCAAGTGCTTGAACTCTAGATTTGATCGTCAATAGCATGTCGATCATTTTTTTCTGTAGATCAGAATCAGTTACCAAAGAAATTCTTTCTTGAAATTTTTGATATTCCTGTTTGAAGCGTTCGCTATTTTGTATTTTCATCATTTTCTAAGACCAATATAGTTTCAATTTTTGTTTTAATAAGCTGATTATTTAGTGTGGTTTTTAAACCATTATGAAGATTTTTAGGCAAGTATTCGATGCTGCTCCAACATATTGTTGGGCTAGCCCTTGTTAAAAATTCTTCTTCAACTAAACAAACATAAGTGCCGTATTCAAACCCCTTATCTTCGCTAAGATATAATTCAATAGGTAATATTCTACCCTGAGAATAATCTCTTAAAAGACCCTGGGCATCTTCTAATAAAGTATTTTGTCTTGGAAAAGTAGGAACGGTCCATTTGTAATCTTCTAAGATTAACAAAATCCGTTCTGTTTTTTTGGCAAGAAATAGTAGTCCGGCACGCTGTTGCATACCTTTACTTATTCTCCGTCGAGGTTAAATCTCCACGTTCCGGCAGCATATTCGCCTTCGAATGATTTGAGCCACTGCTCTAAATCCCATTTATATTGAATACCTGTTTTTAAATTGGTAACATATGTTAGTTCAGTAGCCGCAGCTGGATCAAAAACGGTTACCCATGTAGTACCATCCCATTCAATAATAGAATTTGCTTTAAGATATAGGTCATATCCGTTTACATCTTTCCATCCATCTGGACCGTCGTAAGGATCTCCGCTGCTTCCGTCTGCAGGACTTTGGCCATATTGCATTACTCCGCCTCTATTTTCACTAGGGTTTACATCTTCTAGCATCAAATATCTAATACCAGGAGTTATTAACGATGCAGAACCAAACACTTCGATTGGATTAAATTTATAAGGATCGATAATTGCATCTATTGTTGTCCAACTATTATTTGATCTTGCTGGTCCGGGAATCGATGTATTTGAAGGTTTATCTTCAATTGTTACAACAAGATATGTTGGATCTATCTGATTAATTGTAAATGTTCCTCGAATTTCATTACCGTTAGGCTGTAAGAAGTAGACCATACTTAATCCCGGAGTATAACCACCGTGATGTTCTAACACAAGATTCCAATCTAATCTATCTCCATATTTTACTGGAACATCAAGGCCTGCAGCCTGAACGGCTTCATAAACGTCTAAAATAGATAAATCGTAGTCATTGGATTGACCGTTATTACTTTTTAATAACAAGACACCGTATTGATCATAGGTTCTAAATAACTGAGTACCGGCTTTTCCAAGGTCCATTGTTAAGTCTTCAAGTCCTAGCACATCACCGTCTTCAGTAAAGATATTAGTAACAATGTTTTTAACAACTCCAAGTTTTTTAACTTTAGCAGGAGCTGTAATAAAGATAGGCATATCAAATTCTATACTACAAATATCAATATCGCTTTCTGCTGCTTGCGGAATTGTTCTAGAACTAAACGTTAAATTTTTTAAATTTACAACACTAAGACTAGTCCAATCAACAAAGTTATCAGTGGTTTCAATTTCGAAACTTGGATTAAAGAAAACAAGAATTTGTTCTAACAATTGCAATTTTTGATCAGTGTTTGAAGTCCATATATCTGCTTTCATGCTTAACTTATACGGAGTTGGCATTAAACGTTCTATAGTATAATGACCACCTTGAGTACTTTCATATATAGGATCACCTGCTTCATCAAAGTCTGAATATTTTCTTTCTCTAATATTGATTTTACTTACAAAGGTAGCATCGCTTAGTCTAGTCATGTCAAGCTCTAGACCTGTAATATAACAAGCAATTCTTGGTACGGTAGGCATTTTATTTTCAGAGTTATCTCTAATAATAGAAGCTACTTGACGTGTTAAATCACCGTACATTACTGGCACATGGCGTTCTTCGCCGTCACCGGCCTTATACTTGAATCCAATAAAAAAGCGCATGAACTGAGTCACATAGCGTCTTATCTGCCCATCATAAAAGAAGTCCATTATTCATCCGCCTTTGGTCTTAGAGCTTTACTTAAACTCTGTCTTTCTTTGATCATTTTATTATTGATCTTATTAACCGTTTCATTATTAATAAATCCAGTCTTCTGCGTCTTGCGATCATCCTTGCCTTCAAATGTAGCGCCAATTTCTGTATCGGAAGGACCTAGATTGCTCATAGTCATGCGTATATTATCCTCAAATTTAACCCATCGTGCTCCGTTAAATCTAAACAATCTATTTGGAAAATAATCAGTACGTAAATGAAATTGTCCTTCTGCAGGATTTAAAGGAAACGCAATACCACTTGAGAACGGTGTTCCGTTCGGAGGAATTCCGTCACCGGTGATATAACCGCCATAGTCTTCCCATTCCGGAGTCTTATAAATTGTTGAAGCAGTTGCACCTACATAAATTGGATCTCCGTTCTCGTCAAACAACGGATCTCCAGTCTCATCAGTGGCTTGAGTTTCAAAAGAAACATTTAATTGTGTGTTATCCGATGTAACTAGCTCAGTTTCGCCTGTAGTTAAATTTTTCTGCAAAGTATAAAACTTGCTTGTGTCATATCCGCTCTTTGGTGCATCTGCTTCAGCTTGGTCAAGAACTGCTTGTGTAATCTGCATTTCTTTTTCATAAGTTGACATAATGTCGCGTAATGTTTGGTTTGTACCTTCACCTGCAACGCCGTCAAGAATTTGTTTAAACTCTTGACTATCTACTAGAGGTTTGCATTTAGCACGATATAAATGTGGATACCAAGTTACTGAAAAACCTTCCGCAGCACGACTAACTTCTTCAATAACATAAAAACGTTTTAACGCAAAGTTAAAATCGTTAAGTGCATATTCGTCTTTTAAATGAGGCAATTCTAACACATCGCCTGATATAATTTTTCTACCAAGTTTTTCTACGGTATCATTAATATGAAACGTTATAAAAATTGTATCATTTTGCAAGAACAAACCAAATTGACTTAGATTAAAATCAATGTCTTGCAGGTTATATACGCCTCTTAAAATATAAACATCAGGATCATATTTTCGGTCACGATTTTCTAAAAATAAAAGATCTTGAATATTTGACACAGAATCGGTTCCGTAAGTAGGAGTACTAGGATTATCTCCTTGTACAGAACTACCGGGCCCTAAATACTTGTGAACAAGCACATCTGTACCGCCAACTTGGAACATTTCCCAGACGGTTTTATCAATGAATTTGTAGTCGTTGCCCTTTTCGGGACGATATAGCGAAAGTCTTGGCATAGTCATATATTTACCGCTACGATAAATACAAGCATGAGCTCAACTGATCAAGTAAAACAAGAGGTTTATAACTACTGCAAAGCTATGCTAGGCGACGGCATGGTTGATGTAGAGTTAGACCCAATCCACTACGAAACAGCCCTTAATCGTGCCCTAGCGGTTTTCCGTCAGCGTTCAGATAATGCTGTAGAAGAAAGCTATGCCTTTTTAGTGCTAAAAACCGATGTTAACGAATATATTTTGCCTAAGGAAGTACAACAGGTTAGGCAAATTTTTAGAAGAAGCGTTGGTTCAAGAACTGGAGGCGGTACCGGAGGTACGGTATTTGAACCTTTTAATTTAGCCTATACTAATACATATTTGTTAAGCTCGACAAATATGGGCGGTTTGTTAACCTATGAACTCTTTTCGCAATATCAAGAGCTTGTAGGAAAAATGTTTGGAGCATTTATTAATTTTACTTGGCATCCGCAGAGTAAAAAGTTAATAATTCATCAAAGACCAAGAACTGATGAGTCAGTTATGTTACAAATCTATAACACAAAACCAGATAGCTCTATCATAACCGATACCTATTCTGGGCAATGGATTAAAGATTATGCTTTAGCTAACTGCAAAATGATGCTAGGACAAGCTCGTGAAAAATTTGCTCAAATTGCCGGTCCTGGCGGCGGAAGCTCATTAAACGGAGCAGCACTCAAAACAGAAGGGCAAGCCGAAATTGATAAGTTAACTGAAGATCTAATGAAATTGGTGCCAGGCGGCTCCGGTTATACCTGGATAACTGGTTGACCTTCAAATAAATTTCACGTATAATATCCTTTAACTGGAGGATATTATGATTATAGGTGTATGCGGGTTTATTGGATCGGGCAAAGATACTATTGCCGATTATCTAGTTAATTTCCACGAATTTAGACGAGAGTCTTTTGCTAATACATTAAAAGACGCAGTAAGCTCTGTGTTTGGTTGGGATCGAACTATGTTAGAAGGTCGAACCAAAGAAGCAAGAGAGTGGCGCGAACAAGTTGATCCTTGGTGGGCAGAAAGACTTGCAATGCCTACACTTACTCCAAGGTGGGTACTTCAATATTGGGGCACAGAGGTATGCCGCAAAGGCTTCCATGATGATATT